GTGACATGACCAAATCACAACTGATTAAAGGTGCATACAGAATGATTACTTTAAAACTTGGTCAAGCAAAAATTCCAATGATTGTTACTAACCATACCAATGATGTTATCGGTGCTTATGTTCCAACAAAAGAAATGGGTGGTGGTAGTGGTCTTAAGTATGCTGCTTCTACAATCATTCACCTCTCAAAGAAAAAAGAGAAAGACGGAACAGAAGTCATCGGAAACATTATCAAAGCAAAGACTGCTAAGTCTCGTTTAAGTAAAGAAAATCAAGATGTTGAAGTTCGTCTTTATTATGATGAACGTGGTCTTGATAGGTATTACGGTTTGCTTGAACTTGGTGAGATTGGTGGAATGTGGAAAAACGTTGCAGGACGCTATGAAATAGATGGTAAAAAAATCTATGCAAAACAAATTTTAGCAAATCCAGAAGAGTATTTCACTGAAGAAGTGATGCAAAAACTTGATGTGATTGCTAAAGGTCAATTCAGTTATGGTGTATGAAAAATATTCGTGTAATTAAAACTAATATTGATGTATCAAAAATTCAATTACAATTAAAGAAACATCCTGGAGATTGGGGATCTCAAAAGGGACTTGATAGTGTAGAAGTTAAGGATCCTCATCAATATATTACTTCAGTAGATGTTCTTCAACTTGTAATGGGAGGTATTGAAACTCCAGGACAACAAGTTGGAGATACTGAAATCTGTATCAAAACACCTGCATATAAAAATCACAGTGAGATTAGAAAGTATTTGAAAAAATATTTTTCCACAATGTATCGCTGTGGATTTCTTGCTCTTCCAATAGATGAAATGGTAGGTGCTCATATTGATGAAGGTAATTATTATCTCACAAAAGATAGATATCATTTATCAATACAGGGTAGATACCAGTATTTTGTTGGAAATGAGAGTATAATAGTAGAACCAGGAACTCTCTTCTGGTTCAATAACAAACTTCCTCACGGAACAGTTAATATTGGTGATGAAGTTAGAATCACCTTTGTGTTTGATGTTCCGCAATCTGAAAACAATCCTTGAGTATTAAGAATGGATAAAGTTGAGTTTTTAATTTTGCGAAATCTTCTTCATAATGAAGAATATATTCGTAAGGTTATTCCTTTTGTTAAAGCAGAATATTTTGAGGATACGAATCAGAGAATTGTATTTGAGGAGATTTTAAAGTTTGTTGGGGAATATAATCAACCTGCAACAACAGAAGTTCTCTGTATTGAAACAGAAAAGCGTAAAGATATCAATGATACTTCCTTCAAAGAAATCACTCATTTGATTGGATGTCTTGAGGATGTTCCTACAGAGTTTAATTGGTTAATAGATACTACCGAAAAGTGGTGTCGTGATCGTGCTATCTATCTTGCACTTATGGAGTCTATTCATATTGCAGATGGTGATGATGAAAAGAAAAATCGTGATAGCATTCCAACAATTCTATCAGATGCTCTTGCAGTATCTTTTGACACTCATGTTGGACATGATTATTTGTTAGACTATGAAAAACGTTATGAGTCTTATCACAGAAAGGAGGAAAAAATTGAATTTGATCTTGAATATTTCAACAAAATCACAAAGGGTGGTCTCCCTAACAAAACTCTCAATATCGCACTTGCTGGTACGGGTGTCGGCAAATCTCTATTCATGTGCCATGTGGCTAGCTCCGTCTTGCTCCAAGGACGGAACGTATTATACATTACGCTTGAAATGGCAGAGGAGCGCATTGCAGAAAGGATTGACGCAAACCTCCTGAATGTTCCTATTCAGGACATTGCAGAACTTCCAAAATCAATGTTTGAGAGTAAGGTAAATAATCTTGCAAAGAAAACTCAAGGATCTCTTATCATTAAGGAGTATCCTACTGCTTCGGCACACTCTGGACATTTCAAGTCACTTCTCAATGAACTTGCTCTTAAGAAATCATTCCGACCTGATATTATTTTTATTGACTACCTTAATATTTGTTCTTCCTCTCGGTTTAGGGGAGGCAGCAATGTCAATTCTTATACATTGGTCAAGTCAATTGCTGAAGAACTTAGAGGTCTTGCAGTCGAATTTAGTGTTCCAATTGTTTCCGCTACCCAGACTACTCGTAGTGGTTATGGTAGTTCTGATGTTGAACTTACTGATACTTCTGAGTCCTTTGGTCTCCCTGCTACTGCTGATCTTATGTTTGCCCTTATTAGCACAGAAGAGTTGGAGGAGTTGGGACAAATTTTAGTCAAACAACTGAAGAACCGTTATAATGATCCAACAATTCACAAACGTTTTGTGGTTGGTATCGACCGTGCTAAGATGCGACTCTATGATTGCGAACAAAAAGCGCAAGAAGATATCCTTGACAACGGCAAGGAAGAAGAGTATGATTATCATGAAGAGAATAAACCTAAAAAATCATTTGAGGGATTTAAATTTTAATGTCAACTATCGAACCTAATAAGTATATTGAATTTGTTCGTCAAACAACAAGTCCTGCAAGTAGTGACTTTGCTGCTTTGCTTGCTCGTTTGACTGAACTTGAAACTCAAGATGCAGATACTCCACGTTTGCTAACCGCTGCATTTGGTATGAGTGCCGAAGCAGGTGAGTTTACCGAAATAGTCAAAAAGATTTTTCTTCAAGGCAAACCTTATACTGAAGAAAATATTTTTCATATGAAGCGTGAACTTGGAGATCTGTGCTGGTATCTTGCCCAAGCATGTATAGCACTGGATATTACTTTTGAGGAAGTTCTTGAAATGAATTATGAGAAACTGAGTGCTCGTTATCCAGAGGGTGCTTTTGATGTTTATCGTTCTGAAAATCGTATTGAAGGCGATTTGTAAAAATTACAAATAAATAAACAACCCTTCGGGGTTTTTGGGGAATTAGCACAGTCTGGTAGTGCGCCTGCTTTGCAAGCAGGAAGTCAGGAGTTCGAGTCTCCTATTTTCCATAAATATATAAAAATATGAAGAAATAAATAAAAGTATAGTAGCAAGCAATATGAAGAATTTCTTCGAATTTCTAACTGAGGCACGTGCATCGCAGGCATCGATGCAAGCACAAAAACTCAACCTTAAAAGCGACGGACACGGTGGGTGGGTAGATTCTCGTGGAGAATTTGTTGCAAAGACAGAAAAAGGAAAATTAAAGTTTTATAATCAAAAACAAAAAGCAGGAGAGCAAGATCCAAATCAGGTTAGAACTCCTGGAAATCAGCAAATAGTAGCAACTCAAAATAAAGCACCTGCAACCGCACCTGTTCCTGCACCAAAAGCAGTGGCACCTGTACGTCAACAGCAACAAGCAGCAGCAGATGGTGATACTTTGACGATTGTATTTGGAAGATTTAATCCACCAACAATTGGACATGAAAAACTTTTAAAGGCAGCAAATAAAGCAGCAACTGGTGGTAATCTTAAAATTTATCCATCAAGAACTCAAGATCCCAAAAAGAATCCATTGGATCCAAATACAAAAATTTCTTATATGAGAAAGATGTTCCCTGATTATGCGGAACAGATTATTAATGATCCTGATATGAAAACTATCTTTGATGTTCTTGTAAATGCTGATAAGGATGGATATGGAAATGTAAATATTATTGTTGGTTCTGATAGGCAATCAGAGTTTGAAAATCTGGCTCAAAAGTATAATGGAGACCTTTATCAGTTTGATTTGATTCGTGTTATCTCTGCTGGTATGAGAGATGCAGATGCAGAAGGTGCAGAAGGTATGTCTGCATCTAAAATGCGTAAGGCAGTCATGGATGGTGACCTTGATTCATTCCGCAAAGGAACACCAAAGTCTCTTGATGATGGCGATGTTCAGACTCTCTTTAATGCTGTTCGGTCTGCAATGGGAGCAAAAAAATCAAAGGTTAAAAAGGAAAGTTATTCTCTTTGGGAGATTGCTCCAAAGTATGATATGACTAATCTTCGTGAAAATTATTTGATTGGTAGAATTTTTAAAATTGGTGATATTGTAGAGAATTTAAACACTGGATTGATTGGTGAGGTTATTCGTAGAGGAACCAATCATTTAATTTGTTTAACTCAAGAAAATAGAATGTTCAAGTCTTGGATTAAAGATGTAATGGAATATACAGAAGTGAAGATGGATAGCGCACAAAGAACACCTGGAAAACCAAATACACTAACAGGAACAACAGGATACTTTAAATATGCAGCAAAACAAACTCCTGGTGCAATTGGTACAGGAAAGGCAAATCTGCAATCAGGTGGAAAAGCATATGCTGTCAATTTCATAAATAAGTATAAGGCAAAAAAGTAAGTACTTATTAAGATGACTTTAAATCCCCTGATTGATATTTCTAGAGTATACCTTCAACAGATTGCTACTGTTGATGAAAGTGTAGTTGGTGATAGAGCAAGAAATGCTGTTGCTGATCAAAGACTGGATGCTGCTCAAATAGACACTCAACAGTCAGTTGATAAGTTGGCAAAGAGAGAAAAAGTAACCAGAGCAGGTTCTCACATTGCTGCAAAAAGAGTTGAGGCAGATGTAAGAAAGTCAAGTGCTTATGGTCCTCAAAGACCAAAACCAGGAACGACAGGTGCTTATCGTATTGAAGGACTTGATCCTGTAGGCAAGGAAGATGCTGATATTGATAATGATGGCAAACCAAATACAAAGAAGGATAAGTATTTGGCGCACCGCAGAAATGTAATCAAGCAAGAACTTGCTACTCAAAAAGAGGCACTGGATCCAGTAGGTAAGGAAGATGATGATATTGATAATGACGGCAAACCAAATACAAAGACTGATAAGTATCTTAAGCATCGTAGAGATGTAAGATCTTCTGCAATTCAAAAGGAAGGTTTCTCTGATTGGAGAACTGATCTTCGTGAAATTGTAGATACTGAAGACAACGAAGAAAAGATTACGGAAAAACCTGTAAAGAATACAATCAAAATTAATCCTTCTATATCAGAAACAATCTCTAATCTTGGTGGTGAATTGATTGAAATGGTTGAGTTTGAAGGAGTTCTTGATGAGTTTCACGATTCAGAACTTATGTTCTTATCAAATGAATTGATTGAAGAAGTTGTTGAAGAGTTCTTCTATGAGTGTCTTGAAGAAGGTTATGAGGTTGATGAAATTGAAGATATGTTAATTGAGTCAATTGAAACTTCAGCAGCAATTCTTAATGAAGCAAAAGTAACACTTGGTCATGATACAAAAATTGAAAGAAGAAATGATAAACTAGAAAAGGTCAAGTCTGTTGTTAAGAAAGTTGCTCGTGGAGTCGGACATGCCGCTGGCGCAGCTGTAAGAGGAGCAAAGGCAATTGGTAGAGAAGTGAAAGCGGGTTATGCTGTTGGAAGAGGATCTGATAGCGAATCTTCTTCATCTTCAGGAACCAGAAAACCACAACCATACAGAAATACTCATCAGAAACCTGGACTTCTTTCCAGACTTGGTTCTAAACTTAAGAGTGGTTTGAAGAAAGCAGTTGCATCTGGTGCAAGAGCAGTATCCAGAGGAGCAAGAAATATTGCTCGTAAAATGGATGGTGGTGGTTCATCAACAACACCAAAATCAACACCAGTAGCATCAAAGAAACCAGCAGAAAAATCTGTTGATCCTTGGGAGGGTAGTGCAACAACTCCACTAAAAGCAAAGTCAAAACCAGCAGCAAAAACCACAGCAAAACCAAAGGCAAAGAAAAAATCTGGTAAACTTGATAGTCTTCTTACTGACATCAGAAAAGAAGAAGTTGAACTTGATGAAAAAACTTTGACTTCTGCTGAAACTAAAAAGAAAGAAGAGATTGTTAAATCTATGAAAAAAAATCTTCCTGGGTTCAGATCACGTTATGGTGATCGTGCAAAACAAGTGATGTATGCGACTGCTACTAAACAAGCAGAAAAAGTTGCAGAACAGTCATCAGAAATTGCACCTAAACAACAACCTGCCGCAGTAAAACCAAATCCTGCTGCAAATGCAAGACAAAAGCAATTGGTTCAAATTCAAAAGAAGCAACAAATGGATAAAATGGCACAATTAAATAAAGGAGTTCCTCTTAGCAGCGAATCTGTTGAAATTTTTTCTGAAGGTCCAGAAGATGCTTTGAGGGATAGGAGAATGGAAAGAGGTGGTGTGGATGGTAATATTGATTACAATAGACCTGCCAAGACAGGATCTTCAAAACCAGTTGATCCAAAGAAACACGCTGAAACCACTAAGAAGGCAATCGATTTAGTAAGACAATCAATCATTGCCAAGCACGGTAATGGTGCTTTAATGTAATCCAAAACTAAATAAGACAGTAAGGACTTAACTTCCTAATAATACAGAGATCCTTTTTCAGGGTCTCTAATTTTTATAAATATTTCTACGAATAAAATTAGTAAAGGTAAAAAGAATGGCACTCTGGGGCATCTCAACAACAACTGAAACAGCAGCAAATAATTATGCTATCCCCAAACATCTATCTGAGAATGATAGAAACAATACTCCTTGGAATTGCTTTGCTGATGTCCGTGGGTGGATTTATAGAAGATATGGCACTAACGAGCATTCTGGTCTTTCATCGTCTTATTATGACGAAGTTTTAGTTCCAGTTATTGGATTGAATACTACTTCAACACTTGGCGATTCTGGTGCAACTGGTATTGGAACTGCAAGTCCTGTTGCTGTTTTCTTTGAAGATCCAAATAGATCCTCAAGAATTTCTTTAGGTGCTGGTAATGGTACTGCAGGTATTGCTACCAATACTACTGGTTATGTTCATGTAGTATTCAACGAATTTGTTTTTGCAGG